ATCCGTATAGTTGGATTGCATTTCGCTACCAATGGGATCTAAAATATCATCAGGAAGTAATTCTGCTAAATTGTCAAAATGTTTTTCAGTTCCAGGAATATTTAATCTTCCTGGTTCAAAATTAAGTTGAACCCCACCATCTTCAAGTTGTGTCACTTCAATGGGTTCTTGTGTAAGTCTCTCCGTTTCTTTCAGAACAACGTCTTGATCCGGTCCCGGAACTTCAACGTCAGTTCTTACTATATTAGGGAGTCCTTTATCGATTCGATTATCTGCCATTTATACTCCTACGTGTTTCTAACATTATTTAAAAGGTAAGGCAAGCCACCAGAATTAGGTCCTGATTTAGGTGGTTGAGCGCTAACTCTTCCTCCTGTTGCAAATTCAGGTTCTGTATCATCTAATAATTTAGCCTCTTCCATTGCTTGATCAGCTCGGCCCTCTGCCCAATTAACCTGTCGTTCACCTGGAGTTAATCCATGTTTATCTACATTCTTAACTGTACCAGTAGTATATTCTTCCATTAATTTTCCATTACCACCGAGAATATCATCAACACTATCAATAACATCAAAATCAACATCAACATCGTCAGGGCCTACCATACGAGGTCGTGCTTCATTTACTGAAAAATCTCCTTTGAAAAATTTAGCTTTTTCTCCTTGGGCTACTTCTATCCAGTGCGGATGTTCATAAGTCACGTGCCATGCTTGATCATAGTCATTGACCCCCATAACCGTATAGTTATCTCCTTCTTTAATAACATCAATTCCTTTAAGATCATCCCCTGCTTTAAAAGAAAACATACCATCTCCTTCGTAAAGGAATCTTCCTTCTTTTTCTAATTTAGCAATAAAAGCCGGAAACCATTCTGGCATTTTGGAAGTTGTACCTACTAACGGTTTTATAAATCCATTTCCTTTTGCTACTGGAGTCATTTTAAATACTTTATCAAGTCCAAAAACTTTTAACGCTCCTAAAAATCCAACGGTTCCCATCGTTGCAAGAAAGTCTCTTCGAGTAAATCCCTTATGCTCTAATTGTTCGGTAATTTTATCTCCGATTACTTGAGCATCTTTTGTAGTTTTAAAATGATTTTTAATGTGATTATAATATTTAAGAGGTGGAACAATCGGAGTTGCAATTTCAGCTCCTAATTCCGTCACTTGACCAAATCGTTTAGCTGCCGGAGATAATCCTTCTTTTTTTGCTTCATTCTCCGCTACTGTTTTTAATTTTCTCATAAATTGACTTACTTTAGATAAACCAAATATTTTATGTCTCTCTGGATCATCTAAATGATATAACCAAGGTTCGTTCTTCTGTTGCAGTACTAATTTTCTAAAAAGTTGACTAGCTTGTCCTGGAACCCATTCCACACCTCTAGCAACCCCTGAAAGAGCTCCCATAACTCCCAATTTCATGCCTGAGGGATGAAACATACTATAAAGATGAGATCCAAATTCTTCGGCGCCACCTTTACCCCAAGTATCCACGTTCCAACCTTCTTCTCTATATTTTTCCTTTTGCCTTCCCTCTTCTGCTAAAACTTTTGCCCTAGCTTCATTAATTTCCATTCCTTCAAGTAAATATTTTAAAGGAGCAATATTCTTGTCTCCTCTTCCATAATGTTTAATAGGTCCATCCTCTTCTCTTACATACGTATCGTCGTTAACATCATAAATATCTGCAATGATATTATGAATATCTGTTTCTTCCTCTTCTTGATTATTATTCATAGCGTTTGTTAGAGGAAAATCCATGGTCCCTGTTTGAAGATTCACTCGCCCGCCATCAGAAAAATCATATTCCTTTTTTGGTACTATTCGGTCCATGAACCAGTTATCTTCTTCAATTCCTTCTTCTTCAATTCCTTCTTCTTCAATTCCTTCTTCATCCAAATTAAATTTTAAAGTTCTAATTTGATTTTTTAATGCATTTTTAGTTTCTACATCAATTACTTTTAAATCTTCAGGAACAATTCCAATTTTATCTTTTAAATAACCCTCACTTAAAGATAAATTATCTATATTTGCCTCAAGTTCTTCGATAGGAGTATTTTTAATTTTTTCCATTGTTGATTTTCTAGCAAACTCAAATTCAGGAGTAATATGTTTTTCTTTAGATCCAAAATCTTTCCAAGTTCCTTCACCGGCTACATGAAAAACATCTTCGACCATTCTGGGAATATTAAGAAAGTTTTCTATAACCTGTTTAGTTCCTTCCGCGGCAACATCTTTTTTTCCTAATCCATAACTTGCAGGAGTTGCAAAAGAAATAGCCATATCAAAAGGTAAAGCAACTCCCCCCAAAGTTCCCAAAGTTTTGGATAAGGCTCCCACTGATTTACCCACAACATTTCTTACACTTGGAGGAAGTAAATCTAAATCAACGGCGCCTGCAAAATTATTAAGTGTAATACCCTTACTAGTTTTCCAATTAGGGATAACATCATCTAAATGAGAGGATAAAACTGTATTGGCATTTTTACCTTGATTAATAAGTCTGATGCCTTGTTGTAGTTTTTCCGGAAGCTGTTTAAAGACCGGTTTCTTCATGCTGCCATTAGCAATGAAATTATGAATAGCTGCTTTAGTTTTAGCCAACAGACTATCACTTAATTTTATATTAGGATATTTAGTATTAATTTTCTTATTCTTTGCATCATAACTATACGTCGCTTGGCGAACGCCATATTTATCAAATGCTTCTTTAGAAAGTTTATTAGCTTTTGCTAATTGTTTACGAACAAAAGCCCCATCATCTATCTTATGAACAGCATTTCGAAGTATTCCTGTAAGCACCTTATCGAGTCTATTTCCTTTTAATCTGTTAAGAGCACCGCTTTCCATTGGAGTTACATGAGCTAAAGCTTTTGCATCATCAATAAGTCCCGCTCGTGCGACACCCCCCATATGTTCCGGACTCCAGAAAATCTTCCTACCAAAAATTTCAAATAAAGGATCTCTTAAAGTTTTATTCACATAATACTGATAATTAGCGGGAGTTATTTTTACTTTTTTTCCATCTTTATTAGTATAAGTTTTATCAATCAAACCCTGCTCTTGAGCAAGCGGTAAAAGTTTTTTAAGGGTCTCTATCCGCCTAAATGGGTTAAGATTTTTTCTAGTACTTATATTTCCAATAGCTTTATCTATTTGTTCAGTAATTGCTAACTTATGACCATATTGTCCTCCCTTTGCTTCGTGAAAAATAGGAATAATTTTTTCTCCTTTAGCAATACCGGCGTAACGCGCCCCTTCACTAACTTTAACAAACTTAGGATATTTCTTCTCAACCATGTTAATAATATCGTCGTAGAATTTTTTTCTTGTTAGTTTATCGGTTTGGTATAATTTTTTATATTCAGCACCTTTAGTTGCTATAAAATTCTTTATGTCAGTTTTAATATTTTTTACCGTTCGATCATACTTCGCTTGATTTTGATCCGCTAACTTACGCAAAACTTTATTTTCTTTTAACTTAGTAGGATTATATCCTTCTAGAGAACCGGTTGTTTTAATTTGTTTAGATAAAGCCTCTAAAATATGTGCAACTGGAGTTTGTTTATAGATAGAAGTTTTATATGTATGTGTTCTTAAAGGTAATTGATCGTATTGAAATTTATTTTTAGCATAAAGATTTTCAGCAATTTCGTTTAATGTTTTTCCCGCTTTAAGGTCTTTAGCTAAATCAGCTCTTGAATAGTTTATTAACCATTGATTGCCTCTTTCGATAGGTACTCCTGTAAAACCTTTTGGTTTTCCACCTAGGCGTTTCTTTTGTTCTGGTAAATTATGTTTATTAACAAATCGTTCTACCCAGCTTTTAGACTTACCAAACTCATTTGCAATTTGATCAGCTGTCCATCCTTTTTTTCGTAATGAGGTAATTTTTTTCACATCACCACCAATATCAAACCCAACTCTTCCCCCTTGATTAAAGGACCCGGAACTTTTGTATCTTAAATACTCCTCCCACTCTAAGTCAGGATAATTTTCCATCCAGTCTAATTTTTGTGGGCCGTAATATTCTTCCGCGAGGCCAGCAGTTTGAATATTTAAATCCCTGTCCATACCCGCAATAGAAAATTTCTCGCCTAATGTTTGTGTATCTGGATCAACAAGTTCGCCTTTACTTATGTCGTAGTATTTCATGGTATATCAAATAGCATTGCGAGTGTATTGTTCGCGATGCCTCCTTTAGCAAATTTAGGTGTCCAATTTGGATCTGATAACTTTAATATATTTTGCAACTCTGAACTTTTATCCTGTAATCTTAAAATTGTAAGTTCTTTTCTATCTCCTGAAATACCTAGTTCATCAATATTATTTAATATATCATCAATCTCTGTAATTTGATTTAAAACGCTCTCTTTTCCTTCAGATGTTAATTTTCCACTCATATCGTAGACACCAAAATCTTTTTCAAGCATATCGTCAATAGTCTTTAATTTTTCTTGTGTGTAATAGCCCTTTTTACGTGCTGCAAGATCTGCTTCATCAGCTTTGGTCCAATTTTTCTTAAAATTTGCTTCTCGTTTAAGGAGTTCCTCTAATTGCTCTCCTTCTAATGTATCCAGAAGTCTTTTATCGTATTGTTTAGCAAAAGGAGGTTGAATAGATCCAATTTCCAATAATTTACTCTTCATTTCTTCAATTTTTTCTGGTTTATAAACTTTTTCAGGTTTCGTTAGGTCCCTTGTCGTTCCATAAGACATATGTTCCGTTTTAGGCATACCTGTGTTCACGTCATACTCTAAAAGTTTCCAATCCTTTGTTTCGGGATCCGTGATTCTCTTTATAAGGGTTTTAATCTTCCCTTTATCATCGTAAGATTTATAAACGGAATTCGGTTGGCCCATTCCTTCTTGAATACTTTGACCCGCTCGCTCTGGAATCTCTAATTGGTCATGAAGCTGTTCGTATTTACCATAAGCTTTTTCTTCTCGTATCATATGCTCTTTTATTTGCGCATCGTCCAAATTAGAATAAGCATGTTCTTTATTCTTGGCCCATCCATAACGATCTTTAGCTTCCTTCATACCTTCTTCGATATCTTGTCTGGATAAATATTTACCTTGATTCTTAAATCCTTCTTTTTTAGCCACTTCAGGCATACCGGATTCCTCAATCCATTTTAAAATTCCTTGCGTTGAGCCATCCGTGTTCCCTGGTGCTATTTTAACTAAGTCAGGATCATTAAAGTGATACTTGTAAACATCTACAGGGTCTGGAAATTCCAATTGATTGAAATTATGATGTCCTCCTGTTTTTATGGAGTCAATTGTTTTTTGATCTAGCTTAATAAGTCCTTTTTTATGGGCATCGAGTAATAGAGGTTGGACCATGGAACGGTAATACCCCTCATGATTCAACTTAGCCATTTTTGATTGATCTTTCATCAAATCGTCCATTGCTTTTGCAAATTGAGTCTCCGGGGTAGCAAGGTTCTTCAATTCTTCTGCTGATTTTTTAATTTTCTCAATATGCGTCTTTAAATCTTCCGCACTTTTCGTTAAACTTTCCACATCGCCTTTAATTCCAGTAATTCCGACAACATCTCCTCCATGAGGCTGAACAGGAGTACCTAATACATCGTGTAATGGTTTTCCACCCATTACAATTTCTTCTCCTTCTTTTAAGGCTTGATCCACCGTCTTTCCTTCATTAACAAAAGCAGTTTCTAATCTTGAAATTTCTTTTCTCGCTTTATTTCGAAGGGATAGGTTGTATTCTAAATTATTCTTGAGTCTTGAACCTACAGAATAGTTATTATCCATAATCGCGTTTGCTGATTTCTTAAGATCTCGTTCAACCTGCTCTAACCAACGCTTTAAGGAAAATAAACGACCTTCCCGACCCATGATATTAACCCCATACTCTCCAGCCGCCAGAGGATCGGTTATTTTCATGTTTAAAGTAGGGTAATTTCCTAATTCTTTTCTTGTAAAGAGTTTAGCAACTCCTGTTCCAGCAATGCCTTCTTTTTTTGGCTTCTTACCCGTGAGTTCGGCGATTGTGTCCCAAAATTTTTTCATTAATAATAAATCCGTTTTCTGGACTCAGTTTTCTCGTCTACATAATCTTCAGGGTGTTTAACTAATCCGCCTTGTCTGAATCGCATCACGGCCTGGGTCATACTATCCACCAAGTCGTCATGATCCCCGTGAGGGAATGCTGCACACTCTTCAATGACCTCTTCTGCAAACCTCTGGTCTGGAGCCCATATCATCCCAGATTCAAAAAGAGGGGCACATGCATTAACTCTCACATGCTTATCATTTCCTTTGCTAGGTGTAAAGTTCAAAACGGGGATATCCATTTTTCGAAGTTCGTAGGTTAAAGGCAGTCCTGAGGCCTTTGCTTCCACGATCACCGATTCGGGTTTCCAGTATTTATACTGCTCCAGGGCCTTTCGTCTCAGCTCTGGAAACTCATATCGTCCCTTTACTGCGTCTAATAAAATCAAATTGGCTCCGGTATCCTCACTGGGAAAGAAAACGCCCCATGTGGTAATCGCACTAAAGTCAGCGGTTTCCTTCTTCAAGAACGCGGTATCGTAAGATTGAATCACATGTTGCAGCGGTGGAATTGTTCCTGAATTCCATTTACGCCACCACTCTCGCTTAATGATCGCTCCTTCTTCTGATGTAGGCGCTTGCATCCACTGCGCGTTCCATTTAGCAACCGGCAGCGTTGCTTTTACTTTCTCAAGCTCATCTTGCTTCCAGTATTCAGGCCAGACTGGTCCATGGTCCATGAGTGCTGGAAACTCGACCACGTCCCACTGATCAGCTTTGACTTCCTTTTGATTCTTAAGCAGGATACCCGTTAAATCTTTAGTCGACCACCTAGTCATAACCAAGACGATTTTTCCGCCCGGCTGTAAACGTTGACGAGGACCTGACGTGTACCATTCATAGGCATTTTCCATGGAGGTCTCCGACATCGCATCTTGCTCCGAGTGTGGGTCGTCAATAATCAATAAATCCGCACCACGGCCCGTGATCGCTCCGCCTACACCGGCTGCGAAGTACTCTCCCCCTTGTGCCGTCTCCCACCGACCAGCGGCTTTTGAGTCCTCTTGTAAAGTTGTAGAAAAAATTTTTCTGTAATCTTCACTATCGATTAAGTGTTTTGCTTTACGGCCAAACCGTATTGCTAACTCCCCCGTGTGGGTTGCTTGAATGATTTTTAATTTTGGATTACGGCCCACCATCCACGCGGGAAGCAAAAAAGACGCAAATTCTGATTTTGTATGCCTTGGAGGCATATTTACGATCAAACGATTAATCTCGCCTGTAGCTAATTTATTAAATTTTTTTGCAATGTGCCTGTGATGGGACCCTTCAATAAAATCAGGCCATACACACTTAACAAAAGATAAAAAGTCATTCTTAGCTTTGTTCTGTATCTTTTTTTCAGCATGTAAAACTTGAAGCTGTCTAAAGGTCTTCCGGACATCCGCAGGTAATCTGCTTATATCTATATTATTCAAGTCCATGGTACCAAAACGAATTTACCGTGATTGACTCTCTAAATCAAGCAATAAAGGCAAAAATTTTGGGACCCCTTTTTAAAAAAGGGTGTATGGGGGTCAATGATCTTTTATATTTGAGATTTGGTTTGGGACCTCTTCGCGCCGCGAAGCGGCGCGAAGAGTTTAGTTATGGACGAACTAAAGTTTCATCAGCAAATTGTTGTTCTGTGATTGGTATGCGTTGATTAGTTAAATCATTAACGAAGAAACGATTATAACGTGGAGTATTATCATAACCATTATAGGCAGAGTATTTATACCACGCATTTTCTTCTGTTAGTTTAATTGGCTCAACTATTCTTCCGAAGTGATTGACTGCTCGTTCGCCAAACTTCTCGAACCAATCACGTTCACAGTTCATTGAACACGCATTGCCACCAAGATTATAGAACTTTGATCTTCTTCTAGTCTGATAATACTTGGCGCCTTTAGGACCGCGTATGCGGTCCTTGGTTCTATAAGTATGACACTTTGGTCCTTGGCAATATTTCATAGACATTAATGCACACTCGCTTTCTTCATAGCTTTAAAACTATTAAAGTCATCTGAACTTTCAATTATCTTTTGAAGTTTAGGAAGTGTAATTAACATCATAACCCATGACATTTCTTCATCAGTAAAGACACCACTTGCGTCAACATTTTGTATGCGTCTTATACTTTCTTCCATGCTTTCTTTTCTGCCTTGCCAAATATAATCAACTGCACTCAAAAATCTTGAGTGCAGCCATTTTGGTAGTCTGTCGTCAACTGTTCTTTTTTCCATTAGATATTCCCTTTCAATGTAAAGATTTGAGTTGCACATCTATAACCATTTGCGTCCAAATCAAAATAAACAAAACAAGGTTTGCCCTT